CTTCTCCGCGATGGTTACCCCGTTGGCTGTGATGCGCAGGTTGACGTATCGGGGAGTCTTGGGGAACGGTTGATTGGCTCCGAAGCAGAACCCGCCCATGATGTATGCGTTTCCCGCCCATTCAATGTGCAGGTGCCCACCCTTCCACCCGGTCAGGGTCTCAGCTGCACCATCTTTGCAGTTCTGCCAGCCCCCTGGGTAGACCTGAAAGGTGGCAGCGTTCCACGCATTGGTTGGCACGTTGGTACTATCGATGACCGTGTCCTGCTCGCCCCCTGTCGGAAACTCCGAGTCTTTGTAAACGCGCAGCAGGGCGTAGTCCTTGAGGCGGTTGGTAGTGACGTAAGCGGCAGGCAGTTGGTCCCGGTCAAGGGTGGTGATGCTGCTCTGCTGCGCGCGGAGCTCGTCATTGACTGCACCGGGGGAGACGCTGCCCCCCGTGGTTGCGTCTCGTTGCGTCCACTTCTTCATGCTCGCCGCCCCATCACCACCTTGGTGCCCTTGGTCGTGAATTCGTACTCGTGGCCCACGAGGATGATGTCTGCTGTGGTCTCCAGCTCGAAGCAGAACCAAGAGGCAGACATGTGCGCCACGCTGTACCGCAGGGGCACCAGGCGCTCCTTGATGTAGGTGCTCTGCCCCAGGATGGTCTTGTCCAGTGTGGGCAGCACAGCCGCGTCAGGAGGCTGTGCCAGGTAGGTGCGCTCCAACACAGGCACGAGGTCAAAGTCTTTGTAATGCCGCATGGTGATGTTGGCGTCACCCGTGGTCATCACCCAGATGGTGACGTAGGCTACCTGCGTCTGCAGCTGCGGGTCTCCGGCTGCCCACCATGCTGAACGGTATGTGCTCTTTGGTGGGTCGTCGTCCGTCATGGTGTCGCCCACAATCGTGGAACCCATGGCGCGCTTGCCCGAGAGGACAAACAGGCCGCGTTCTGACGTGGCGTTTCCTGACTCGTTGCCCGTGTGGTGCCCGAAGATAACGGTACCGTCTGCCCGAGTGGCCAGCGCTCCCACAGGGAAGCCTCTGCGCATACTCCAGGGACTCAGGCGCCTGGTGTCTACCAGTGACAGCCGGTCCACATGCAGCACCAAGCCCCGATTGCATCGGTCCTGCCCATTGGCTGGAAAGTAGACGTGGTACTCGCGGAGCTTTGCCGAGAAGATACCCACAGCCTTGGGCAGGCAGTCGGGCGTCATGCGCTCGATGACCTCATCCTGCCCCACTGTCAGGTTGACGGCATCCTGAATGGCGCCACCCTCCAGGCCACCGGTGAGGGCGTAGACACCGTCAGTAGCCAGGAAGACCACCCCGAGCCCTGGGACGGCCTGGATGGTGTGAGGGCTCAGGCAGGTGATGGAGTTGCTGATGGTCGTAACTTGGAAGCCTGTGGCATAGGTCCCTGTGACCACATCGATGCCACGCTCCCGAAACACCAAGAGCGTGGTGTAGTTGGAGAAGAGGCCTGTGATAGCCCCACCCTCGGCACCCAGTTGGATGTAATCAGCGGCCCCAAACTGCTCGATGAGGCCAGGGGCAGAAAAGTACAGCGAGTAGGCGTCAGCGATTCCGCCATCCAGCCAGAGGCTGCCCTTGAACAGTGCCGAAAAGCGCGCACGAGGGGCGGGCAGCGGGCCGGTAGCCAGGTCTGGCTTGGGAAAGCTGACGTTGGTGGGGCGCTGAGCGTCGAAATACAGGTCCTCGGCATTGTTGCGCACAGTGTCCAGCGTGTAGAGGGTGGTATCTCCCACAGCCTCCACAAAGTCATCACTCATGTTCTGTGTGCGGTAGATGCGACGGGCAACCGTCCCCTCTGGCCCGATGGGGATACGCATGCCCACAGCATGGCGCAGGCCCACAGCATCAGTGGGCAGCCCCCAGGATGTGGTTGCAAGCTCGCTGGCTGGTCCTTCGCTGCCCGTGTCTGAGATGAAGGATACAGCGTAGCCGAAGAGGGCCTGCTTATCGCCAGGGTCGCCGCTCGGGTTGCTGCTGAAGCCGAGGCCCCACCGTCCCCCGTCTGCGATGGCCGAGGGATTCACCGGGCACCAGATGGTCAGGGCGCTGCCCACTACGGGTGGGTCATAGGTGGAGCTTGCAGGCTTGGGCATGGGCTCGACGCGCAGCAGCTCGGGCGCACCGGGCAGCGAGGCGAAGCCCAGAGGCCGGATGCAGCGACCGATAGCGGCAGCAGCCTCCGACAAGCTGCCAAGAGGCCAGGGGTCGACAATGACCGGCCGGTCTACCCCGTTGGTGATGATGGTGCCGTGTGGGGTATCGGTGAACCACGCCCCTGCCTCGGTGGGTGTGGGGATGTGGCGACCGCTTGCAAGGGTGCGTAGGCCCGGCACCCCTGCCGCGTCGTAATAGTAGTGCAGGTTACCGTCTGCCTCGAAGAGGACCGCCTGGCGCGCGCCTCCTGCGAGCTGCTGCGCTACGTGCAGCGCATAGACCGGCCCGATGTTCTGGAAGGGCTCCCAGTTCGTGGAACCCACCCGGTACCGTTCGTAGCCGACCCGAGAAGACCACCCGCCCGAGACCCTGTCCAGAGTCCAGTTGTCGAGCTTGCCGGCATCCTGTGGATTCTGCGGCAGACGGGTCCCGAGTCCCCCGGCGAGGGGCGTCTGGTATTGGCTGAGGTTCATGAGAAGCGCAGGGGGCCGAAGGGATTGCGCACAAACCGATACCCGGCGGTCGGTGTGCCCTTGATGATTCGGCGCGGTACCTCCTTGAGGTAGCGCTGCTCCATCGCCTTGTAGAGGACTTCCTTCTTGCGCTGATAGACCTGGCTGAGGGCAGCGTTGTCCACCTTGAGGCTCAGGGCCTCAAGCGCTGCGTAGGCGATGACCTGCGCGTAGGCAGCAGGCACGAGGGGGACGTCTTGGTCTTCCTGCATCCGGGTGGGTGCGATGACCTGGCGCACATTGACGTCTTGGTCTCCACTCGGGTGAGGGTACAGCTGCACCGACTGGTAGACCGCTGCCTGATTGAAGCGGTACCGGATGGCGCGCGCTTGGAAGCCTTGGCTGGTGAGCTTGGTGAGGCTGAGGTCAGGCTTGAGAGTGATACCGCCTGTGGGCGCTACCGTGTCCACCCCTACCGCCAGAGCGTCCTCCCCGTTGGCGTGGGTAATGCGGACCGGTGCCAGGATGTTCGCCTCTGGGCAGGTGAAGTAGTAGCGACGGTACAGGCCTGTGGGGTTCGGGATGGTCTCGGGCGTCATCGTCAGCGTCTGGGTGTCGCTGAGGTTGAAGGTCGCCACCTTGGAAAAGGTCGACTCGAAGCCGCTGGAGACATCTGGCCGGTAGGTGGGGAAGTTCTGCGCGCTCGGTCCCTCTACGTTGACCATATAGAGGTTGATGGTGCGGACGCCCTGACTTGCGCCTGCAACTGTGGCCACACCCCTGGGGACCTGGGGCGCAGGGATGCGCCGGCCCTCAGAGGGCAGGTAGGCCTCAATGGTGCCCAGCAGCTCCGGGTCAAGGTTGGCGTCCTCCCGCTCCCACTTGGACAGGAATAGCGCCTTGGCTGGGATACCTACCTTGGGGTCGCTGAGGTTCTGCAGGGTCATGCAGTCCGAGGGCAGGTAGACCTCTCGGCGCTTGATGCTGGCCGTATAGGTTCCGGTGACACCCTCAAAGGCCCGGTCAAGGTACAGCCTGGTGGTCAGCTCTACCCACTTGATGACGTAGTTCTGCACCGTCCCCGCGGAGTCTGTGACCTCCAACTCAGCCCCTGCGAGCGCGCTGCCTGGGGTGATGGGGTCTGCCGAGACGGGCAGCCCTGCCCCTGTGACCTGTGCCTGCCCGTTGGTGAAGCCCAGGGATAGGGTGGTGTCTGTGAAGACGCGCAGCTTCCGGTCCCGTGAGGCGAAGGCCCAGGGGCGGTCTGTGAGCGTCCGCGTCTGTGCATCGTTCAGCAGGCTGACGAGCTGCGAACGATACGTGTCGTTGCTCGGGTCATAGTCGAGCAGGTTGCCGCAAAAATCGAGCAGTTCACCGAGATTCATGGGCTTTCC